ACCTCTTGCGGGATATTCACTTTTGGGTTTCCCTTTAAATCCCAATCCCTTAGGACGAACCTTTTGTAGTTGTTCGTTGAAGACCTTCATAAACTTTTCTCCACTGCGGTTGAGAACCTTACTTAAATCAATTCTTGTTTTGGTGCTCATTAATTGAAGTTATTGAATGGTGCGTCACACCTGTCTAATGGTTGTCCCAAAACGATTGTTATATCACAAGAATAACCTGCGACATAATCGTCGTATTTGTCTGCGAAGGGACTTAATGTTATTGGTAATTCAATGTCGTAAGTGTTTGTATAATCTCCTTCTTCGGCGGTGAAAGAATATTTGAATTGACTAATTACGTCTTGTAGATATTGGTTGGTGTCGGATAATATATCAACTATATTTTCATCTGTGTAATTCACCACCCTATCCATCATTACAATAGTCATTGTGTATTTAACTTCTCGTTCGTCTATTGTTGATGTAGAAGGTATTACATACATATAAGGATATTGAACCATACCTTCATTTTGTTTCTTGAAGGATATGTCTTCAACAAAACCAAAACCGAAGTCATTTATCTGTTGGTGTTTCTCGTATATCAACTTTAAATCATTTACGAAACCCCTGATTGTTTTATTCTTCATATTAGTTTAATATTTTGTTTTGTCTTTCTTGGTGTTGTCTTTTTAACTCTTCGTTCTTTAATCGTATATATGATAAATGATTAAAACATTCAACTACGGGTCGTCCTGTTATATAATCTATTTTTGTGAAGTCCTCGTTGGAAAGGGACATAATCATTTTATACCAAGGTAAGTTGGTTTCATCTTCGTCCTTGTGTTCTTCTTTTGGTAAATAACTATCTTGTTCGTCTTCGTCCCCGAAAAGGACAACGAACTCTTTTTTGATTTGTTTTATATATGTATATAAATTATTAAATGAACCTATGAAATACTTTACAGGGAGGTCCTTGAAGACAATACTTTGCTCTATATGTTCTTCAATGTTATATTCCTTTATACTGAACTTATCTTTCTTTCTTGATGTGATGGGACGATATAGGATGGAACATATTTTACTTATGTTAATGTATATGGATGCTTCGTTCTTGATGTAGTTTGCTAAATCAATATACTCACCGAAACTCATTTTGGTTAGGTCAAGTCCCCCATAATCAACATCGTTGTATGTGAAGGTTTTAATATAATCTAAATCGTTTTGGTTGATTGTGTTTTGTAGATAGATACTTAACTCCACTAATTTGGTGGGGTCTAACTCTCTTAATACTTGATAGGGTATATCCATTAGGACTTGTATTAAGTCATAGGATTTTTCTAATTCAGTTTCACTCATAGTAATTCTTCTCATTACTTCCCCGTATTGAGTGATTGTTATTTCTTTTGGGATTGTATATACGACCCCGTCAATTTCTATTATTACGTCTTTTATCATATGTGTTATGTTACTACGAACTTTTTAGGGACAATACTCCTCTTGCTTTCTACGGCGAGTGCGAGGCTCATTACGCAGTCGTCGTGAAACCCTGATGGAGAAAAGTAACGAACCTTCCTACTTTTGGGAGACCACTCAAATGTGAAGACGCGTAGTTCTGTGTCTAATGGTTCAAATAATTCCTTGGTAGGTAAGGTTAGTATTTGGTCGTTTATATTTACAATAAGGTTATTGATTATTTCTTCCTTGGATTTGTTTGATGTTGTGAAAGGTTCAATCTTTTTATATCTTCGGTATATCTGTTCGTATATTACATCACCGATACTATTAACCTCAACGATTGCGCGGGCGTTATATCTTGTTAATATCTCAACAATATTATCAACAATATTGACCCAATTAGTTTTGTTCTCCCTGTATATATAACATACCTGATTGTAATTGTTTAGGATTGTTATTACGGTAAAATCGTTTTGTCTTCCAAGGTCAATACCTGCCCAATATCTTTCATCGGGAGAAGGTTTCCTCCACATTACTTCAAGTTGTATTGAGTCAAAGTTCTTGAAGACCTCACCACCATCTTCAATAAACTCGGCAAGTATTTCTTGACGGAATATATCGGTGGGTAATGTTTGTTTTGCGTCTTCAATTTCTTCTGTGGAAATAAAAGGAGTGTCGTATGAGGTGTATTTGAGAGATACATAATCAGGATATTCACTACTCATACCTCGTTGATAGAGATTGTAAAAGTAATTCTTTCCCTTGGGTGTTGAAATGAATATTACTTTCTTTCCCTTAACAAGTGTTGCGGGACGTAAGACCTCTTGCCATATTTCATCTTTAACGAAGGCGGCTTCATCAATGATTAACCAATCCAATGTATATCCTCTTAGGTTGTCGGGTTTCTCACCTGACTTGAAGTGTAGTGTGGAACCATTAATTAACTTAATCCATAACTCCGAACGATTGGTTCCAAGCATAATTCCTGTGTTATTCAGGGCTTTACACAATTCATCATATACCTTTTTTGCTTGACTATAAATAGGACTAACCCAAAATCCTGTGGTGTTTGGGTTCTCGAGAGACCACTTCAATATCAGGTTCTCACTCAACATACTCTTACCAAATTGTCTTCCACAATTAATGATAAAGTATTTTGCTTCACTTCCTTCAATCTTGTTTATACACTCTCGTTGTTTGGAGTGAGGTTTGAATAATTGTATTTCCATTTAATCTTCTAAAAAAAACTCATCAAGATTATCAAAAGGGTCTATCTCTTCTATACCATCTTCTTCTTCATCTTTTGGTTTTGGGTCGTTATGTTGTTGGTTCATCTCCGAATGTTACTTTAATTACTGATTGAGATAATACTTCCATCTTCTCCTTGGGTTTCCCATATACTCGGTTGAGTAATGTTTCCACACTATTGAGGTCTCCTTGTGAGAGGGACTTTCTTAAAGCCCCTGCAATAGTTTTTTCAAGTATAGTTGAGTTGGGATTGTCCCACACTTTTTTTAATTCATCTATATTCATTGAAACCATTGCTTGTATGGTGTCGTTTATCTCCGTTAGTTTATACCCTTCTAATTTCATAGAACATACCATCTTCCTTGGACGACCTTTTGGGTTTCCTGATTGTCCTTTCTTGTAAGGTTTGAGGTTTAATATACCTATCTCTTTTCCGTTCAATACCCTTCCATCTACTTTATCTTCTTCCATATATAAATAAATATGTTATTTTTGTTTCTCCACTGCTTATTAGTCATTTAAGTTCTTGAACGCCTTCAACGGATAGAACACTAATGAGTTTCTATATCCACCTTCTTTTGTCGGGACGATGGGTGTAACCCCGTGCATATTCCTCCAAGCGGGATACACTAACATACTATTGTTGGATTGTCCTATTGTTGCGTTATAATCAGGTATGTGAAGGTTTCCTCCAACACTATTTTCTCTCTTGGTGATAATCACATTAACACAATTAATCAAGTTTCCTGCATCCCTGTGAAATGGTGCGGGTATGTTGTAGTTGGAGATGGATGAAGTGAATAGGTTTCCGAACCTCCACTTATTGGGAACTTCTTCAAATACTTTTACTTGTTCGTCATATACATCGGGTATTAATTCCTTTATAATCTTCTCACTTTCAATTACTAACATTAACATTGCTTTAATGAATGTCTGTGCTGACTTAACATTATGAACGGAGGACATTGTTGCGTATGGTCTTCTCATATGTGGTTTTGGAGGGACACCACCAATGATGGTTGAGAATTGTTCCACACCACTACTTCTCTTCATTGACGACTTGGGAACATTCTTACTCCTTAATTCATTGTTTGCTATATCTGCGAGGTTTCCTAACTTAGGTGGGAGTTTAGTTAAGAAGAACCCAATAGGTTTCCCATCAGCGTAGAAGATACAATCCTCCGTTACATTAGGTTCAATTAATTCACACTCATCACCAATCTTTCTGTTATGTGGTATTTCCACTAAATCTATTCTTTTCATTTGTATATTCTTTTTCTTGCTTTTGTTATGTTCCCGTCCGATGCGGTTAATCTAATGTGTGTCCCATATTCCCAACCAGGTTTCTCCGCGAACTTAATTAACGGATTATACTTATTCACCAAATACAAACACTCTTTCTTTCGTTGTTCCTTTCTTTCTTCTGTGGAACCAAATCCTCCTTTACTATATCTTCTAAAATATGGAACTAACCAGTTCAATATCAATACATTATTGTGTCTCACCAAGTTCTCCGCCGTCCATTGCACATCATCTATTAGTTGCACATTGGTGTCAAATCTATAACTACTTTTCTTTACCAACCAAAACCTTCCGTCCGCTAGTCCCTTATGTGAGAACTTATTTCCCAAGTTTAATGGGCTGTCGTGCAGACCAAATCCTATTAGGTGTATATTGTTTTTCTCCGCTAATTCAATTAACTTCGGGAATAATGTGAAGGCTTCTTGTAAGGACATCCTCTTAATATTTTCACTATCCTTTCTTCTTACACTATAAGCGTTTTGATTAGACATTTTAACAGGGTGTTTAATTGTCTTGGAGAATATAAACTCCTTGGAATAAGATAGTATATACCTAAAATCATCACACATAAACACTGCCCACTCATCTTCTTCCATCATATCCAAGGCTTTATTCCGTTGCCAGCTTAATCCCTTGGGACTATTGGTAATGATGGGTTG